CACCATTCGACCACATTTTGACTCTATCCGCAGGGGTACTCTCAGACGTATCGACAGCCAATACCAAGTGATACCATGCTGCTGGATCGCGTAAAACAGAATCGCTGATAACATAAGATTCTTTGGAACTAGAAACATACTCTCTGAAAGTAAGTTTATCTCCCATTAAATAATACTTAGAGTAGTTACTATCGCTAGAATACACACCATAGAAAGTTCGATAACCCTCTGTATATGAAATGGCGGTATTTTTTACCCAACAAGAAACGGTAAATGTTCTTCTATTACCGCTACTTCCAAATGTTTTACCTAAATATCCTGAATCTCCATGTGCAAACCGCAACGACTGATCAATCGTGTAGTCTTCTGCCGCGCCGGAAGAACCCGCGAGAATATTTGAACCGACAACACCCATTAACTTAGATTCAACGTAGCAACTGCATGGATTGAACTGGACGATCTAATAACATAGTCCACTCTATCCACCGCTGATGCAGTTGTAGTCAGGGTAGGCGCTGTGCCTCCCGCAAATTCCCAGTCAGTACCCCAACTGGCAGTTCTGCTGCCCGTTCCATCCTGTATCAGGAAAATGGAACCACTCTGTCCTGCTGTATCATTAGATGGATTCGCCATCTCGGTTGCTTGATCTAAGGTGAGGGTAAAGTTATTACTATCCGCCATGTCAATCGTAACTGTAGCCGCCGGGCTTAAGGTTGTGATCTCCCCTCTCTGCCCAGCAGTAAATGTTTGCGCTGTACCTAAGAGGGTGTCTCCTATGGCAGTCTTTCCGTCAAGAAGATTAACCTCTGTAGCAGAAGCAGTAACTAAAGTACCTGCAAGTTTCAAACCACCATCCACAAGATCATGACAAGCGATATCTATTGTCTGATCACCTGCGGTTGAGCCAATAACAATATCACCGGAAGCGTCTTGGGTTACTACTTTAGAATCTTCTGATGTACCTAGTGTGGTAAGGTCCAGATAGTTTAATTCAGTGGTAGTAGCCGTACACCCATCCAACAGATTCATTTCTGCGCCATCTGCCGTAACAGCAGTAGTGCCAGAAAGGCCGCTAAACTGAGTCTGTAATACAGATTTTATTAATCTAAGATGATTATCGCCCTGACTTACGGGATCAGAAGCAGTAGGATTTGTATCTACTAATTCACTTATATATGAGGCTGTTTCTAGTCCCATAATACCCTCCTATGCTAATTCAAATATTCCACTGGCACTTGGGGTGACAGTGAGTGTGTTATCAGATGCTAAAGTAAACTGAGATGTAGTTAATTTCGACATACATACTAACGATCCCCCAGATTTATAAATAACCGCATATTTAATATTCGGAATTGTGCCTCCAGTAGCCGTCCATACAACTGCTGTAGAATCGAAACGGTACTTATCAGTAGCAACAGAAGCCCACGTTCTTGCGGTTACAGAAGCCCCAGCGGTGGTATATCCGTTACCATTAGCAACCTCACTTCCTATAGATGCATATGTAGATAAAGTATTATCATTTGCGTTAGTGCTTGCCGCGCTCGTGTGCAAAGACATATAATAACCATCTGACGTTCCAGCCAAATCCCACGCAGTTGCACCTCCTAAATTTTCTCTAAATGAATTAAAAAATGCCCATGCAGAAGCTGCCATTTTAATTTACCTCCTTAATTTTTAATGAATCTTGATTCTTAATAATGTGTGAAATAAGGCCGTCACCATGAACAGCCAAATCGTAATGTTCACCAGTTCCTTTAACCATTTGAACAAACTCTCTTGCTTGATGATAATGAGCGGGGGTGCATTTAAATTCTTTCCCCGATACAATAATATTCATGATCTGCTCTTTATCGTTCTCTGGTTGCTTATAGGCGTGATGATCTCCAATAATACAACTATCGAAACCATACATTTCTATTTTATGGAACCCGAGCATTCTGAGAACATGAACGGCCCTTAACGATACTGTAGCCCCCCCTATCACCGGGAAGTAATCTACATATCTTTCACCATACTGTTCGTCAAGTATTTCCTTGCAATCATCCTGACCCTCACAATGCCATATCCATACATTGTAACCTTCTAACTTATCAAAGACAGAAGGATGACATTGGGAAGAAATCAGATACTTTACGTCTTTAGACAATGGCTCGACAAAACGATTATTGAATTCTCTACTATCTAGCATTACCATAGCAGATGGATTCAATCCTTTATCTACACAAAATTTATAAGACCCATTCACGGTAATAAGAGGCATTCCATCCTTTCTCTTTTCTGAAAGGACACCAAGATGATTATTTAATGTCGCGCCGCCAAGAACCAAAGCAACTACTTTATCCCACTGAGTCTCAAAAGGCTGCACCTGTGGCAACCCTCTTTTTATATTTTCTTTTACATACCCTCTAATTAATTCTGGATCAGCATTCACAGAAGCCAGAATTTCTGGTACAGGAAAAAACTTTCTCTTCACCTCCACGGAAGGCGCGTTAGACTGTAACCCTATTTTCAACATATTACGCAGTACCAAAAACTATTCTAAGTTCTAATCCAAGAGTATTTGTTGCTACTGCATCAACATCAATCCTTAAAACATCTGCTGTGGCAACTGTATTGCTCGCCCCCACAACAACAGGAGTGGCCGCAGTAGAAGAATCCTTTTCGTTCAAATCTATTGTAATAGGGGTTGATAATATATCTACCGAATCAGTAAGATTATGTATTTGTACATTTGTAATTGATCCGCCAGTTCCAGCAGTATAAACGTGCGCGTGAGCATTCTGTAATTTTTTACCATTCAAAGAGGAGGGTATAGTAATATGGGTAATCCCATCTCCAACCGCTGGCGCAATACCATCGTTTACACACTTGACTATTAAATTTCTTTCTATAAAAGAAGTTACATTGTCCATTACAACGGATTTAGTAGTTTCAGATGAATTATCATAAAACAACATTTTATCGGCAGAGGAGTCAACAGAGGTAGCAGTATCTAAATTAGACACCTTCTCTTGCTTATTGTTATCTATGCTGGTGAAATTCCCGTCTACTTCAGTAAACGTAAGCGGTCTTCCTTCTTGTTTTCGCAATGTTATTACAGTAGCCATTATTCGTCTCTCACATATCCTGTAGTTACATAGTAATCCTGAAAATAAGGCATTTCCCCATAAGGGAAAGTCCTTGGGCTTTTTTCATAGAACTTCTTCCCGTTTGTCATACGGTAGGAAACTCTTCGTGGTGGCCCCGTTCGTCTTCCACCAATTCTAAATTTTCTCATTAATATCTTGCCTCGGCTTCAGGCTCTAATGAGCGCCTTGTTCTAGATATTGGAGGCATTGCGTCCATATCATATATTCTAGAAAGAGCATCTAAAAAATCAGGATGGATGGTGGGAAATAACAGGTACTCATTTCTTTTAACCCAATCCGTTAAATCATACACCTTTCCTTCTTCATTCTTTCTTAGAATTTTTTTAGAAATCAAAAACTCCTTCTTCTGTATTTTATAATCTTTTTGATGAGAAGTCAATTTTTCTTGATCTGTAGGGAAAGGAAAAAAGAAGGAGCCATCTTTTAAGTCAGGCTCTAATCTTTGTATTCTGTCCCTCTTCGATTGTGACCCACCCCCTCCTGTCCAGTTTAATTCATACACAGGAAAAGAACTTCCATCAATACGCATCATTTCTTTAAAATGTTCTATGTCCGACTGCGCCCCGTATCTCTCGTATCCAACCTTAACTTCCCTTATTCCCGGCGCTGTCTTCCATTTCGTCCTAAGCATCTTCAAAGCCTCCCATCTTTCTGACAAAGATAATCTATGGCATACCCCATCCAAAAGAAACTTATTATAATTCGCGTCAACTCCAACCACAGCAATAGCTGTTCTGTTCGACCCTTTCTTTCTGGAATGAGCCGGATCACACATTATATAAGCATTTAAAGTATAAGGACGAATCTCCCATTCATTCCACCACTCTTCTTTGAATACTACGTCCGAACCAGCAATAGGATTTAAAAGCTGTTGACAAGCGACTATATAAGTAGAAGTTGTCTTCTTTATTTCTTCCCATCTCTCGGGTTGAAGGAAGACAGGCTCTCCTTCCATTTTTCCATCTACAGTAGCAGGATGTATTCTTGGTTTTACCGCAGCCCTCTGAAGGATGGTCCCATAAGTGTCCCCATAAGAATATCGAGTACCAGCATATTGATAACGAGGATTATGGGTTGACCCCAAGTTTAATGACAATTCCCAAGAGAGCGTTGTCTTTGCTATTTGCTCTGGCGTGTTAACAGCATCTTGAACAACTACGTCGTCATAAATAATAAGATCAAAATGTCGTCCAGTAGGCTGACCATCCACAAGTCCGTGAGCCTCAATAGTTTGTTCCTTCGGGTTAGCAAATCTCCTAACACATATACCCTCGTTCTCAGCCCATTTGGGGGCCTCAAGTCTGGGCTTATTCCAGAGGATATCAGGATAGAGTTGTTTAAGCTTTTCATTAGAATCGAATTCCTGCATTATCTGGCGTAAAAACGGTTTTGCCTGTCTAGCGGAATACGATAACAATCCTATTGTTATATCAGGGTTACACAAGATTTCCTGAATAGTGCCCAAAAAAGTAATGATTGAACTTTTATAATGAAACCGCGCCCATAAATCTAAATGGCTATCTGGGGAAGACTCTACTTCCCTGCATCTTTCATAAATCCACGGATGAACCATATCATGGCGGTTACACAAAAAGACACCAAGATAAAAACGGTCCAACTGACCCAGAGTCCTAATGAAAGAATCGTCAATATTAGGATCATCATGGCAATCAGCATATGCCAGCAGAACAAGTTCAAAGGGCGCAGTGTGCGCCCATTCAGCAAATTTTTGTGCAGCATCGGCATTATTATTCTTATGTCTGACGCTATTTGCTATAACAGGCAACACACCAGCACCCTACTTCTTTTTCTTGTATCCAGAAGCATAAGCTGCACGAGCCTGTCTTTCTGCGCCCTGTCTAGATTTATAAACCTTTCCTTTGCTTCCCCACCTATAACCGCCTTTAACTTTTTTAATAGGCATATTAAATTACCAAGTTGGAACACCCCAACCCGGGGGCGGTTTTTGTATCTGCAGAGCAGGATGATTTGTAATCCAGTTAGTACCCGTGGATGTAGATGTAGATGTATTAGTGGATGTTACTGGAGCGGATTCCCCGTCTAATATCCATTTAGGAACTACCAATGGAAGTTCTGTTCCAGATGCGTCAGCTTCTATAAGAAGCCTTAAATAATCCGGATACCTAATGGCATTAAAAAGAACGGAATCAGGCAACGACTCAGCCCAAGGATATATAGATCGCATTATGTCAAGAGGATACTCTGGGCCTTCAGCGTCTCCCGGGCCAGTTGGTTCTTGTTTTATATTGGCCGGTATATTTTCATTAGCAGTCTGGTCTACCACACCACTTGTGGTTGATCCGGCTAACCCGCTTAACATGCCGCCCCATAACCCTTGGAGAACACCACCCAATCCTGCTTGAGCCTGTTTCTCGGTCCCCGGCATAGCAATTCCATTCTCATCTACTGGAACACCGTTTTCGTTAGGAGAAAACATGGCGTCATATTCTCCCCAATTAGCAGCAGAATGCTTGCCTGATAAGTTTGTTCCCTCCTGACCAAACGGGATTCCATTGGGGGCTTTACCGTCTAGCGTATGTGATAACGCAATACCACGGTTTTCCATATCCTCATTGATATCATCAATCCAACTTTGATGGCTCCCATCAAACATTGATTTAATACTCGCAACTCCAGCCATCGCTGCTTTCTTAGCGTGACCGGGATACATTTCTTCACTCTTCTTGGGCCCGTATTTAGGAGCGGGTGTGGTATCCGTAGTATTGGGGTTCTCCCAAGCTGGATAATTAGGGGCCTCTATAGGAGAATAGGCAGTATTGGGATTCTCCCAAGCTGGATAATTAGGATTCTCTAAGGGGGAATATACAGTGTTAGGATTTTGCCAAGCTGAATAAGCAGGAGCAGGAGATCGCATTGCTTCTTCCACTGAATTAACACCATATGCTAATCCGGGTGTTGGGGAGCGCATCGCTTCTTCGACAGAATTAACACCAAATGCTAATCCGGGAGCGGGGGAGCGCATTGTATTTTCAACAGTATCTAAAGGATTATTAGGATTTTCCCAAGCAGTATTTGGGTTATTCCACGCTCCAACTTGGGGCCCTCCTACAGTCGTGGGGGGACTATAGGTGTCCATCACCCATGCTTCGTAGGCCGCCTGTTCCTGTTCGGCTTTTTGGGCTTCGTTGAAAGCTGCTTCTACTGCATTCTGATTTGTGCCTACACCTACAGGGGCCGCTGACGGGTCAAACTGCATTCCTTGATTAAAGTCATCAAGAAAGGCGGCAGCCTTTTGACCCGGGGATTCTTGCTCAACTGTAGCGAGGTTCAGGCCACTGCCGTAACCAAGTCCTGAAGGGTCATCTGAAGGATTAACAGACCCAAGAGTAGATGGGTCAACTCCTATAGCCGCAGAAAGCTCGCCTAAAGAGGGTTGATCGCTAAGACTATCTAAACTTACGGAAGGTGAAGCATTGTTCAGGCCGCTACCATAACCACCAAAACCAAGGCCCGAAGGGTCTTCGCCCATCATGGCTGGTGCAGTGACATCCAGACCACTGCCATAACCAAGGCCCGAAGGGTCTTGGTTGCTGGGTGTTGCTGGACCTTGAATAGCATTTGCGGCATTATCTAAAGCATTAGCCATTCCATCAATTGCATTTGAAGAATCAAAACTAGCAGTTGGATCAGCGCCACCGTCAGCGCCATTGTTCGTATTTCCGCCACCAAAAGCATCAGCCCCTAATCCTTCAACCCCAGAAGAGTCTGGTCCCCCACCCATTCCCTGTCCGTATGCCATGTTAATATACTCCTATATTCATAATAACCCTTTGGTGGAGGCGAGGGGAATCAAACCCCTGTCCAGAAAGTGAGTTAACCTTTGTTCCTGTCGAAATCATTACGCCCCCTAATGAATGCTCTTTTCCATTTCTTTTATGCCCATGTTAATAGCCTTTTCAAGAATAGCGTCCACATCTACTTTCTTCTTAACCTCGACAGTTCCCGAATGAGCAACTTCCTTTTTCTCTTCTTTTCGGCTATGAGAAGAAGTCCAACCAAAACGATTAACCATATTCATTAACCAGAGGCCATGATTAAAACCTCTTGTGTCAAGATTCTCTCTACCCTGTCGAATCCACCAAGCTTCTGACGCTTCCTTTCCGATCTCAACAACCTCTCTAAAATTCTGCTTTTCTTTATCTGCGCTCTTTGCCCATCTGTGAAAAGTGGACCGATTAATACCCATTAAACGAGACGCTTCCACGATAGTTCCACCTTGATCAAACAAACCCTCGACTCGACGACTCATCAGGTCAGTCCAGATTGTTGCAAACTTACTTTTTTTTGCCACGTTTTCTCCTTGGTGTGCTGTCTTTTTTTCCTTTAGGCCTACCGGGACTTTTGTTTCTATTGCTCGCTCTACTAGACACTGTTAAATTACTTGGGGAATTATTTCTTGGGTTTCCATCTTTATGATGAACATCCTTTCCATCCCCCTTCTTTTTTACCCCGGCTTTAATTAGTCTTCGTCTAGCTGTATTACGGGCAGCCCTATTCTTCTTTTGTTCCGGTTTGGAACCATAGCGCTGATATTCTAACTTAATGCTACGAGCCATTTTTCTTTCCCTTTCTTTCTAAAGGACCGGGTAATATCCAACCTAAAACCATCGGCACTACCAATACTAATATTAATGCCCAACCTCCAAGATTTATAAGTTTACCTATAAGAGTGAAGAAGTTATCAGGAGCCTTGTTTATCACCTGTGTAGTCGGGGTCGTATCCGTCACCTCTATCACCGCATCTGTCACAAAGGCACTGGTCGTGGCTCCCATCACCACTGGTGCAAGCGCACCCC